TCAGAGCTGTCTCTAGCAACATCCAGCCGGGCAACCAAGATGACAAAGAGTTTGAGAAACGTGCCAAGATTGCTGAACTTGTCTTGAAAGAAAGAGACATTGTGAGCAAAGAACGCATGGTGGATCAACAAATGTCACCAAAACAAGAAAATTAACTATAAACACCACAAAAGGCTTGACAAACTAAGCCTGCTGTGGTATACTACTTCCTATATATAAACTATAGGAGTATTCTTTGTTCAAAACCGAGATAAAATGGGAAAAAGAGATAGAAAGAATTAAAGAGCTTGGACTACAAGGATGGGGACTTACAAAAATTGCCAATGACTACGGTGTTTCTAAGCAACGTATTAGTCAAATAACTAAAAAGTACATTCCTTCTTGGCAAAAAGAATACGGACAAGCCGCTGTGAGAAAGTTAAAAGAAAAGCAATGGCAAGACAGGTGGGGGAAAAAAGAAAACACTGATTTGTATAATGTACAGCGTTTAAAGTTTAGAACAAAGAAAAGTTCTGCTTTAAAGATTGGATTTTCTTGGGATATAGAGTTTGGTGACATAAACTGGCCAACACATTGCCCTATTTTAAATTTAGAACTTGATTATTTTGCTGAAACAGTTCAAGAGAATAGCCCATCCTTTGACAGAATAGATAGTAACAAGGGGTATGAAAAAAATAATGTTCATATTATTTCGTGGAGAGCAAATCGTATTAAAAACGATGGGACATCCGAAGAGCATAGAAGAATAGCAGATTATCTTGACTCGATGTAGAGTATTACTATTGCAAGTAAAGATAACCTGTGGTATAATAACAACATAACATCCAACATAGGAGAAATGTTATGACAGACAGAGAGTATTACGACAATCTTATCAGCTTGTTTGCAACAGACGGCTGGAAGCTTTATCAAGAAGACCTAGAGGACAACCTCAAGGGCCTACAAGATGTAAGCACCATCCCTAGTGCAGAACAATTCTGGCAAAGAAAGGGACAAGTCGAGCTTCTCACTCGTCTTATCGGCTATCAACCTCTTATTGAACAACATTATGAGGCTACGTATGGCGGTTAGGGCATTTGATTATGCATGTCCCAAGGGTCACATCACAGAGCATTTTACCTCAAGCATGGAAGAGGAAATAACTTGCCCTGAATGTGGCCTTCTATCAACTAGACAAATTTCTACTCCCTTTGTAAAGCTGGAAGGCTGTACAGGCGATTTCCCCGGGGCCCACAGGAAATGGGAACTCGTTAGGAGAGAGAAAATGGCGATAGAGCAAAAGCGGAACAGCTAACCTAGTTAGCGTTTCTTAGAACTTTTCCATAATGCTATTAAGCACGGAGACTATATGGCACAATTTACTGACGAAAGTTTAGACAACTCAACTGATGATTTTTCTAACATTGTAGAAGACCAACAAACAGCTGATGAAGTTGTAGTTGACAACCAACCACAAGAGGAAGAAATTCCTGAGCGATATAAGGGTAAGAGCCCTGCTGAGATTATTAGGATGCACCAAGAAGCTGAAAAGCTGATGGGCAGACATAGTAAGGAAGTAGGTGAACTTAGACGTATCGTAGATGATTTTGTTAAAACTCAATCCGTTACAAAACAAGCCCCGCAGGACGAAGAGATTGATTTTTTCTCTGATCCTCAAAGAGCAATTGAACAAGCTGTAGCTAAGCATCCAAAGATTAAGGAAGCTGAAACACTTAACGCACAACTCGCAAGGCAAGCAGCCTTACAACAGCTGCAAAGCGCCCATCCAGATTATCAAGCGGTCTTGAATGATGAAGGATTCTCTGAGTGGGTAGGTAAGAGCAAGGTGAGAAGCGAACTATTATCTAGAGCTGATCAACGTTATGACTTTGATGCTGCTGATGAACTCCTTTCTACATGGAAGGAACGTAAGCAGATGGTGAGTCGTGAAGTGACCATGCAAAAAGAAGAGAGAGCTAGACAGGTGAAGCAAGGCTCAACTGGTTCTGTAAGAGGAACTGGTGAGGCATCAAGCAAGAAGAAGTATCGACGTGCTGACATTATGGCACTCATGCAAAATGATCCAGACCGTTACATGGCACTCCAGCCTGAAATCATGTTGGCGTACCAAGAGAAACGTGTAATTTAATAACTTTATGAAAGACTTCTAAAATGGCAACTTCTACATTCCCCGCACAAGGCGGCGCTGTCGGCGCAACCGAAGCAACTAACTTCACCCCAGAACTTTGGTCTGATGAGATCATCGCTGCGTACAAAAAGAACATGGTGTTGAGCCAGTTCGTTCGCAAGATGAGCTTCAAAGGCAAGAAGGGTGATTCTCTCCACATTCCAGCTCCTAGCCGTGGCCTTGCTGCCGTTGCTAAGGCTGAGAACACAGCTGTTACGCTGCAAAACTTGAGCCAATCAGAAGTGATTGTTCTCTTGAACCAACACAAAGAAGTGTCCTACCTCATCGAAGACATCGTTGAGACTCAAGCCCTGCCAACCCTGCGCCGTCACTACACTGACGATGCTGGCTATGCAATGGCCTTGGATGTGGACAATGCTTTGTGGGCATTGACCAAGAGCTTGGGCGATGGTGATGGTTCTGACTACACCCACAGCCGTTCGTTCCAGTTTAACACCTCTACAGGTGTGTTGGAAGCTTATGACGCTGATGGCACTTCTGACGTGGGCGCATTCTCTGACGTTGGCTTCCGCCGTGCCATTCAGTATTTGGATGACACCGATAACCCAATGGACGGCCGTGTGTTCGTTGTGCCTCCTTCATTGCGTAACCAGTTGAACGGCACTGCTCGTTACACTGAGCAAGCATTCGTTGGTGAGATTGGTGGTCAAAACACCATCCGTAACGGTGAAGTGGGTAACTTGTATGGTATCCCTGTCGTTGTGTCTAGCAACTGCCCAACTCTGGAAACAGGTGTTAAGGGTGCATTGTTGGCACACAAGGATTGGGCTGTGATGGTTGAACAGATGTCTGTCCGTTCACAAACTCAGTACAAGCAAGAGTTCTTGGCAAACTTGTTCACCTCTGACATGTTGTACGGCACTAAGGTGCTCCGTGCTGATGCAGGTGTGTTGATGGCTGTAGCAGCCTAATCAAACAGAGAGGCCCTCACAAGGGGCTTCTCTTGTTTTGCAAGGGGCTTGTTCTAACCAACAGGCTCTTTTCATAACAAGGAGACATAATGGCAATATGGCGTGGAACAGGGGGCTCAGGTGAGAGCACCAGTGATAGTACAATTAACATCACCACTACCTTGGCTAACCAAGCGGCTGCTAGTGCTGCTGCTGCTTTAGTCTCTGAGAACAACGCAGAGACAGCTGAAACTAATGCTGAGACAGCTGCAACGGCTGCTTCTTCCTCTGCTTCCAATGCAGCTACAAGTGCTACTAACGCTGCTTCCAGTGCTTCTACAGCCACCACACAAGCCTCTAATGCGTCCTCTAGTGCGTCTTCAGCTGCGTCTTCTGCAACAGCTGCTGCTGCTAGTGCTACAACGGCTTCTACACAGGCTTCAGCAGCAAGCACCAGTGCTACAAATGCAGCTAGTTCTGCGTCTTCTGCTGCAACATCGGCAAGCACAGCCACTACACAAGCAACCCAAGCAAGCACATCGGCTACCAATGCTGCTGCTTCAGCTACCACAGCCTCTACACAAGCTACTAACGCAGCTGCTAGTGCCACTACAGCTAGTACGCATGCGAGCAATGCAAGCACCTCTGCTACCAATGCAGCTTCTAGTGCAACAGCCGCAGCCGCGAGTGCAGCAGCCGCAGCTACATTTGACCCTGCTTTATACTTAGCTAAATCTGGTAACTTGTCTGGACTTGCAAGTACTTCAACAGCACGTACAAACTTAGGCGTTGCTATTGGTACAAACGTACAAGCATATTCTTCTGAGCTTCAAGCCATTGCTAACGGTGGTGGCAATGCAATGTTTAAAAACCGCATCATCAATGGTGCGATGGTGATTGACCAGCGTAATGCGGGGGCTAGTGTCACTCCTGCTTCAAGTGCGTACACGCTTGACCGCTGGCAGGTTACGGCTTCTCAGGCGTCTAAATTCTCTGTTCAACAATCATCAGTTGCTCCCTCTGGATTTACAAACTCTGCGCTCATTACGTCTTTGAGCGCATATACAGTTGGTGCGGCAGAAGAATTTTTGTTCAGGCAAAACATTGAAGGTCTAAACATGGGAGACTTTGGGTGGGGCACTGCTTCTGCGGCGCCTGTAACCCTGTCTTTTTGGGTTCGCTCAAGTCTTACAGGAACGTTTGGTGGAGCTATCCAAAACAGCGCACAAAACCGTTGCTACCCTTTTAGCTACACCATTAGCGCAGCAAACACTTGGGAACAAAAGAGCGTAACTATTACTGGTGATACGTCAGGCACTTGGCTAACTACAAACGGTGTTGGCCTTCGTGCAAACTTTAGCCTTGGTTCTGGTGCAGCTAATAGCGGAACTGCTGGTGTTTGGGCTGGGACTTATTACGCATCTGCTACAGGAGCAACTAGCGTAGTCGGGATATCTGGAGCCACCTTCTACATCACAGGCGTTCAACTAGAAAAAGGCAGCACAGCCACATCGTTTGACTACCGCCCGTATGGTACTGAGCTGGCTTTGTGTCAGCGGTATTTTGAGACGACTTTTATAGGTGGGTATCAGCCAACATGGGCTGCGGGTGGAATGTCTTACGCAAGATGTGGTTTCCTGTTCTCAGTATTAAAACGAGCAATTCCAACACTTGTTTTCTCTGATGGCACAACTCTTGGATATGCTAACTATTGGAATAATGGCGCAACTGGGTCAAGCACTTTGGAAAATACGCAGGTAGGAACAACTGGTTTTTCTACAGAACCAAACAACGCAACTGTATTTGCAAGCCGTGCTTTTTGGCAAATGTATTGGTCAGCATCAGCGGAGCTTTAATCATGTATCAACTTCAAGCAAAACCATTTGACAACACGGTGAAGCGCATCACCGACAACGCCTTCATCCCTTTTGATGAGCAAAATTCAGACTACCAAGCCTTTTTAGCATGGTGCGCCGAAGGCAACACCCCGCTTCCAGCAGACGAGGCACAACAATGAGCGACATGATTTCTACAACAGAGGCCAAGCTCCAAACACATGAGGCTGTGTGTGCTCAACGCTATGAAAGCATAACACATGGGCTGGACAAGGGTGAGAAGCGTATGACAAAGATTGAATATCTATTGTATGCTGTCATGGCTGCTGTGCTCTTAGGCCCGGGAGCTGCTGCTGAGTTCTTTAAGAAGCTGTTGGGTATGTAAATGCCATTAGCCATCTTAGCTGCTGCAAATGCTGCTGTGAAGGCTATTCAGCAAGGATGTGACCTCTACAAGGAATACAAAGGAACCGTCCTAGAAGCCAAAAATACCATCGACAGTGCCCTAGGTATTGCCAAGGAAGTTTCAGGGGCTTCTAGGGGCTTCTGGAGCTTCCTAAAGGGCAAGTTGTTTGGTGAGGAAGAAGCTAAACCTCCTGACAAGCAAATACAGCCTGTTTTAGAGGCCAAGAAGCCCTCCAAGAAGATTCCGATATATCGGGATGAACTTTCCATAACATTAGACATTATTGCTCAGCTTAAGGTGTTCTTCTCTTGTATGGCTCAGCTAAAACAAAAGCTGGCAGAAGCAGAGCTAAACAGCCTAGATGCTAAGAGTGACGATGAACTGCTAAACAGCTCTGTTGACATTGAATATGCGAACACTGAGGTGGCTAAGCTTCAGAAGCAGATTAGAGAGACGATGGTTTATCAAATTGGTGGAGACTTAGCAGACCTCTACACCAAGGTGGTAAAGAGAGTGGGGCTTATACAGGAACAACAAGAAGCAGCTAGGCTAATTGCCTTACGTAAGAAAAGGGATGAGCAATGGCTACGAGACCAACAAGCAGCAAAGCGTCACAAGCGTATGGCAATAGCAGCAATAGCAGCAATAGTGGTGGCAGAGACATGGGGACTAATGGCAGCGATAGTGATGGCAAATACATAAGCTTCCTGCTTCTCATGACAATATTATGGTTTATTGTCTTGCCCTTTGAGCTGTATTTGTATATTAAAGTAAATCAACATATAAATATTTGTATTAAACAGGAGAATAAATGAACGAACTAATGAACCTGCTCAAAGGAGCAGCCCCAGCCCTAGCCACCCTCGTAGCAGGGCCTATGGGAGGCATGGCTGTTAAGGCCATTGCTGACAAGCTGGGTGTGCAAGACTCTGTAGAGGCTGTCACAGCTCATCTAACAGCCAACCCAGAAGAAGCCTTGAAGCTTGCTGAGATTGATTTAAAACAGTTTGAATTGGAAGTACAAGACCGTGACTCAGCCCGTAAGGCCCACCTTGCCATTGCAACAAGCCCTGACGCACATTGGCTTGAAAAGCTCGTTGTACCTATCCTTGCTTTGGGCACTGTTGGCTTATGTTTTCTGTTAATTGGTGTTTTGTTGTTTATCAACATCCCCGACAGTCAAGAGAACATCATCATCTATGCTCTGGGCTTCATTACCAGTGCAGCAGGACAGGTGCTAAGCTATTTCTTTGGTTCTAGCCAAGGAAGCAAAGATAAGAATGAAGCATTGAAGAAGGGAAAGTGATATGACACAACTATCAGCCAATTTCACATTAAAAGAGTTTACCAAGAGTGACACAGCTGTCCGTAAAGGC